CGCCGACCTGGAGGACCCGTCCACGTGGATGTGGGGATCGCCGGAATGGAACCCGCGCCGGCAAGCGTTCCTGCGGTCGCAGCTGGAGAAGATCGAGCCGGACGCGTTCCGACGCCAGTACCTGAACCAGTGGACGATCCTCGCGAATCATTGGCTGCCGGAGCGGAACTGGACGGCGTGCCTGGCCGAGGGGGACCTCCCGGCCGGCATGTGGCACGTCGCGGTTGAGTCAGACTTCGACGGATCAAGCCACGCCGTGGCGATCGCCGCCCTCGATGGCGACGGCCTGGTGCACGTGCGCGTCACGGCACACGGCACCTTGCGGGACGTAGACGAGCGGCTAGCGGCACTGAGGGCCAGCCATCCCACGATGCACGTGCTTGTCACGCCGGGGTACGTCGACCGGCTGCGGACCCGCTCGGATGGCATCGTGGGCCAGCGGGAAGCCGTGACCGCCACGCAGGTGCTCATGGATTTGTTCAACCGGCGACTCATCCGGCATGACGGCAGCCGGTTGCTTCAGGAACAGTTGTTTGGCACTACCATCGCGAAGCGACAGCACGGGTGGGTCATGACCGCGCCGAGGGGAAGCGGCGGGGTCCATGCCGCCCGTGCTGCCATGTTCGCGGTGTGGGACGCGTCGAAGGCGCCACGCCCGGTGGCGATGGTGCGCAGCCGCTCACGGCGAGGCGCGTAGACTTCACCACGTGTCAGTGGTAGCGCCCAAGGCGCTCCGCATCGTGGGCCAGGCCGGGGCGTATCGGCAGGACGTCGAGCGCCGCGCCGCCGAGGCTCCCGCTCCGCATGTCCGAGAGTCGACGCTGATCCAGTTGCAGATGCAGCTGAACCGGCCGGGCACGGGGACGGTGCTGGAAGCCGTCGCGTTCCAAGTCCCGGCACTGGTCAAGGCGTTGAAAACGTACAGCCACACGATCAGCGCGTTCCCGCTGAGGCAGTATGCCAACGGCAACCAGGTAGTCACCCGCTCCTTCCTCATGCAGCCCAGCAAGGGGACCACGTACAGCGCCGAGATGATGCGCCTGGTCAATGACCTGCTGCTCCATGACCGCGCCTACTGGCGGGTCATCGAGCGCACCTGGGACAACTTCCCGGCCGCCATCGTCCGGCTCCCGGCCATCGACGTCACCGAAGTCAACGGCGAGGTGCTGTACCGGGGCGTGGCCGTCCCGCTCCAGCAGGTCGTGCGGTTCGACGGCGACGGCCTGGGCGGCTGGCTGAAGACCGGCTACACCGCGATCACCACGGCGGCTGCCCTTGAAGACGCCACGTTCCGCTACGCCGACGCGCCGTTGCCGCAGATGATCCTGAAGAACACCGGCGCTGACCTGCCGGCCGACCAGGTGGACGCCATCCTCGATGCCTGGGAAGCCGCTCGTCAGGACCGCGCCACCGCGTACCTCAATTCAACCATTGACGCGCAGCCGCAGGGCTGGAACGCCGCCGAGCTGCAACTGGTCGACGCGAAGAACCACGCCGCGATCCAGATCGCCCGCATGGCGAACCTCGATCCGATATGGACGGGCGCCGGCGTCCCAGGCTCGAGCCTCACCTACAGCAACCGAGTAGACCTCTATCGTCAACTGCTCGACACGGGCCTGACGCCCGTCATGAACCTGATCACCCAGCGCCTGTCGATGAACGACATCACCCCACGCGGCCACACCGTCACGTTCGACACGTCGGTTTTCCTGCGGGGCAACCCGTCGGACCTGGCGAACTTGGTGAGCACGCTGCTGCCGCTGGGCATCATCACCATTGACGAGGGCCGCGCCCTGATGGATCTACCCATGGAGGCAATGCAGTGAACACGGTATTCACGGAGTCGGACCTGGTGTACGAGCTGCGGGAGGAAGGGGCCGAGGGCGACGTGATCGGCCACATCCACGGCCGCGCCGTGCCCTACGGAGAGTCGACCCGCGTGGGTGGCATCACTGAGGTGATCGAGCGGGATGCGTTCGACGCCGCCGACGCCATCGGCAAGCCCCTCGCGTACCGGCACGGCGAGCCCATCGGGATCATCACCGGCGCCGAGAACCAGTCAGACGGGTTGTACATCGACGCAGACATCATCAACACGGGTGCCGGCCGGGACGCCGCCGTCATGCTCAGGACCGGCGCAAGCCGTGGCCTATCCGTCGGGTTCAACCCGATCACCACGAAGTACAACCAGGCCAAGGATGCCGTCAAGCACGTCAAGGCGGCACTCCTGGAAGTGAGCCTTACCCACATGCCGGCCTATTCCGGGGCGGCAGTCGCAACAGTGAGAGAGGAAACGAAAATGACCGAGGTCATCGAGTCCGAGGCTCCGACCTCGGACATCCAGGCACGTGAGCAGATCGCGCAGCTGCGCGACGAGCTCGCAGCCATCCAGGCCAAGGCCCACGCGGCCGAGGCAGTGGACCACGAGCTTGCGCAGTTCCGCAGCCTCGGGGAGTACGTCAAGGCCGTGTACAACGGCACCGTCGAGAACCGCGCCCTCGATGTCTCCAACCTCGCCGACGCGCCCGGCCTGGTCCCGCCCGTGTGGTTCCGGGAGATCTCCGGCGTCCTGGACCGTGGGCGTCCGTGCATCAGTGCCGTAGGGGGACCGACCCCGGTCGCCGGCGCTGGCATGACCGTCAACTGGCCGTACTTCGACGGGGACCTGTCGGCCATCGTGTCAACCCAGGCGTCCGAAAACACGGAGATCAATTCCGTCGACATCGACATCAAAAAGGGGACCGCGACCCTGGCGACCTACGCGGCCGGCAACCGGCTCACGTTCCAGGTGATCGAGCGCACCGACCCGTCCTACGTGACCGCGCATCAGCGCATCATGGTCGGCGCGTGGGGAACCGAGACCGACTACGCGTTCCAGGCCGGGTTGTGGGCAAACGGGACCAACGGGCTTGACTACGACTTCAGCGCCGACACGACTGGCTCCGCGTTCCGCGAGGCCGTGTTCGCCGCTGCGGTCGACGTCCAGTCAGCCACGGGCCAGCCAGCAGAGGTCGTCTACGTCAACAGCGCCGTATACAAGAAGATCGGCGGTTGGTCGTCGTTCCAGCCGGATTCCTACCCGGTCAGCAACGTGGCAGGCACCTTCAACGCCCGGACGCTGAACCTGAGCGTCGCTGGCCTGCCCATCGTCCTGGCGCGTGAGTTCGCCACCGACGAGACCGAGGACGCCATCGTCACCAACCGCGCCGCTTGCGGCTGGCTGGAGGATGGGCCACGGTTCGCCAGCGCCGACGTGGCCGCCAACCTGGGCCGGGAAGTCGCCATCTACGGGTACGCAACCTTCATCCCGTACCTGACGGCCGGCATCGTCAAGATCTACAACCAGGCATAGCAGGGCAGGAGTCGACCCATCATGCTCGTCACCGGACAGGAACTGGCCGACGTACTCGGCCTGACCTACGCCGCCGACCCGTTCGACCAGGTTGCCGGTACCGCTGACGAGATCGTGGGTCGACTCCTCACCCCGCAGGCCTACGGCGCCGAGCCGATCCCCGCGAAGGAAGCCGCGTTGCATGTCGCAGTCGAGTGCTTCCAGGCCCGGTACTCGGCCGGCGGGCAGTCCGTCGCCAACGACTTCCAGCCAGGCCCATACAGGCTCAGCTCGGCCATGACCCGGCGGGTGATGGCCCTGCTCGGCCCGTACCTCGACCCGAGGGGCATGGTCGGATGACCGCGCTCACCACGGAAGCCCGAGGGTTGATCCAGTCGGCACTCACGGCCGCCGGCATCGACAACTACCAGGCACCGCCACCAGTCCCGAAGCCCGGCATGGTCGTCGTCCTGCCGGATCAGCCGTGGGTCGACGTCGACAGGATCGGCAGCCGGAAGAACTACACGGCACGATTCCGGCTGCTGCTCCTGGTCGACGGCCGAAGCAACGCCGGCGCCCAGCTGTACGCGGAAGACCTCCTCGATGAAGTCCTAGCCGCCCTGCCGGATGCGTTCCGCGTCACCTACGTCGGGCCGCCGCAATTCGTCGACATCGGCGGGCAGGGGCAGATAATGGCCGTCGAATTGTCAACTCAAGTCACCATGAAGGAATGAGGAAGCGCCATGCCAGCGACCGCTATCACCGGATCGCAATTCACGTTCACCTATAACGCGGTGGCCTACTCGGCTCAGGTCACCGGCGGGACCGTCAGCCGGGAGACCAGCGTCACCCGCATCAAGACGCTCACGGACATGGCGTACAAGAACACGGACGACAACTGCACCCTGGAAGTGTCGTTCCTGTACGACGAGGA